CCAGCCATATAGTTCTGTAATCCAAGCTGCGCTCTCTGAGCATCATAGGCGTACTTGGCTCGATCAGCGTCAAGTAACTGCTGATCCATTGCTTGCTGTTGTGCGCCAACCTGCCCCATTGCACCAGTCATTGCTAATGGTGCGCCAAGGATGGAAGGATACTGGCTCAATGCACCTTGTGTAGCCCCTGCTCCCTGCATACCATAGCCCATAGCAGCCTGTTGCGCACCTAAGCCCATTTGAGCAGCTTGCATCCTGCGGTCCTGCGCCCTGTTATAAGCGTCAAACTCTGCTTTGGCTATGTTATCCGATATTCTCTGCTGTGCAGCAGCAACAGCATTGGCCTGTAGTATGTCACCCCTAGTACCACCACCTGCTTGACTCTGCGTAATAGCTGTTCGTATCCCCGGTAACACCTCACCAGTCAGTTGACCCATAGCTTCTTGCCTATATGCGTCAGCCAGTGGTTTAAATACGTCAGTATTTACATTACCAGCAATCAAATCCTCGTACTGGCCTTGACCAAATGGTGTATAAGTACCGTATTCTGTGGTAGTCATGGGGCGGGCAGCAGCCGTACCATAATCCATTGCTCCTTGACCATAATCAAGCATACCACCTAACCCGCCTTGAGCTTTCCCCATAAATTGTTCTGTAGCAGGGGACATAGCATAAGTAAGCGCAGCCTGTTGCGCTGCCTGTTCTGCTGGGGTAAACCCCGCAAGCGTTGGTTTAGTAGGATCTGTGACGTAAGAGCCAGTAGCTGGATCTAACACAGTTCCATAATAAGCTGGTGTCATAGCTCCAGTAGAGTATAAATCTTCAGCTCTTTGAAAACCAGTCTCCAGGTAGGGCTTCTGCTGCTCCCACGGTTCTGTTCTTGTTGTTTGTACTTTTGATCCACCTGACATAATATTCTCCTACTCTGGAATTAGTTGCACACCAACTAACATATGCTCTACTACCCTACCATCTTTAGTTCGCCTATCTCCCACATTACCAGGAAAATACGGGAAGTATTCATACTTATCTATATCTGATTCGTAACCAGTTTGCATCCATCCAGCATCGTTATCCCATGAATAACGTGGATAAACATACTTGTATCCTTCTACATCAGGCATTGGCAGACCTGCCGAGCCAATCTTTGTGGCTGATGGGCCTAAATCTATAACATCACCTTTAGATATATAAGGATTTGTTTGCTTTATTGTTGGTAAAATCCTGCTAGGATTGTGCTGACCAAAGTTTTGCCAATGCTGTTTACCCCAATCTACAATATTAGGCACTGTATTAGACTCATGCTTAAAAGCAGCTAATAGATCTGGGTAATTTCTAACATAGTTTCCATACTGTGTTCCGCCTGTCCGAACAGGATTGCTATAAGGTGGCATTGGAGTTGGTGCAGCACTTCCAGGGGTATAACCTAAAATTCCAGTACCTCCTGATGCACCACCCCATATACTTGGGTAGCCACCAGCAGCAGTTCCCCCCAATAATCCTGGTTTTGTTAAAGCCATTATTGCATCCTCGGTTTCAAATCTTTTGTAATAATGTCATAAGAATGTTTCCAATCTTTTAATTTTCTAGTCATACCCTTTCTTGTCCACGCTTCTAATGAAGAACACTGATGGCTTAAAGCATACCCTTCTACTGATGGTAGGAAGTCATACCAAAGATTCATATCCTTACCAGCAAGGGTAATAACCCTAAGTATCTTCTTTCTTGGGTAGGTAATAATTTCTGTCACCATAGCAGCTATCACCTTATCGTTCTTCATGGCTACCCAAAGTCTTAGATCTTCATTATCTAAATGCTCTACAAGATCTTCGGTAAGAAGCTCACCTTCCGAATGCTTTAAAGCCAAATCCATTAAGGGAGCAACCTCATCCCAAACATACTCTATGTCTTCTTGAGCGACAAGAACAACCTTGCACTCTCCCATGACAACACCCCTAGATCTTGTTTCTTCTAAAGTTTTACCCATGACGTTCCGTTATAAAAGTAAATGCCTTCCCCACCAGATCCTGGATTCCAATCAGTTCCATCTGCATACCTAATGTCACCAGTTCGTGGTTTTGTAGGCTCTATGTGTGTTCTATCTATCCTAACCAAAGACTGGTTTAATATTATATCACCCAACCTTTTTAACTCACTAACAACGTAACCACCAAGATCTTCAACATTCTCTGGTAGTGGTCCTGGCTCATACCGAACAATGCTTGTTTCTACACGATCAACGTAGGTAGCCATTACGTGTGACCTCTACCGCCCCTCTTGCCAGCACTCTTCACTTCAATTGTATACCCGTCTAACTCCCATTCCATATCTGTAGTAGATTCAAACTTAACTGCATACAATTTCCCAGTTCCTCGTACAGATACTTTAGACTGCGTATCAGGATCAAATACAACTGGGTCACCCCAGGTTACACCATCCTGTGTACTCATTTGAGTTCCTAGATAAACATTAACAGTATTCGTGCTGCTGGTTGACATTTTGGGCCAGATAGAGGAAATATGTTTTACGGAAGTCTGGTCAGGTCTGCCCTGCTCATCCAAAGATAATCCTGTTCTCTCAATATAGGAAGACATATTAGACGTATCCTCTTTATTGCCAGACCTATCCCTATATAATTTTGTATTTGATGGGTCAGCAAAAAGTAAAACCTTATCTTGAAGGTCATAGCTCATAGTCCAGGGACCATCAATAGTATTCCAATATGTAGTTGTGTCAGCCCATGTAGTAGCAGTAGTCGGGTTTCCTACGTTACCATAACCCATGTGCGCTACATCAGGTAAATCTCTAATACAGAACGTATTAGTAATATAGTTCCAGACTATAGCTTTGTTAGGTTGATTAGTGGGTGCGCCATCAGCCGTGAAGCAGAACAGTATCTCAGTCCTGCCATAGTCAGCAGCAACAAAACATTCACTTACCCTAGCGCCATCAAGCGTGGTGAACACATACTCCTTTAACTTCTGTGGAAGTATAGGCTTTAGACGTTGACCATCATTGATGTAGAAGTTACCCTTACCAAAGATAGCATGACCACCATCAAACTCAGCTACGCAGTTCTTTGCTATAGCCCCAATTGTGGGAGATAACTGCCTGAAAGAGAAGATAAAAGGAGTGCCAACAAAACTCATAGAATAGGTAGCATCTTCCTTATATATCATAAAGGTGTCCCTTAACTGAAGACCATCCTGAATATCACCTTTCGTGTCTGCCAATTCATACTCACCAGCATCAACGGTACTCGTCGTTTCATTCCATGAGGATGGAACATCCTGTATCCCAGCTTCTGTACTCCACTTTACAACTCTAGGGTAAGACACACCACCCCTATTTATATTGAGAGCAACCAGGAAAGACCGAAATGCTCTGATAGACTTACAATAAACATTAACAAAAGCTGGAGCATTGTCTAGGTGAGTAGCGCCTGTTGTCCCATTCTGCGCTCTCGATATTCCAGTAAATGTCGTAGATGTTTTTCCAGTATACGATATATCCTCGCTATCTACAGTAAAAGTTCCAGATGTTGGGAAATCATCTGTAGAGTCTACAGTTATATCAGAAGTGCTAGTTGTACTAGTTATAGCACCATTTAACAGCGTCAAACTAGGCCAATAACTTAGATCTTGCATCAAAGTAGATGAGAGTGGAACTCCATCAGTTAAGGCCCAATACTGCGGTTTATCAAAATTGTTAGTTAAGACAAGAACACCACCAATAATGGTAGAGGTCCAGTTTTCTGCTGCTGTAGCTGAATAAGCTCCACTTGATCTGGTAATATTATACCACTTTGTTGCTCTGGTTACTGTAGCATCATCAGCATGAGATGCAGCAGAGGTACTGTCTGCTCCTCTTGTACAGCCAGTAAAGGTTGTAGAGGTCTTCCCCGTATACGTTATATTTTCTGTCCCAACTGTAATAGTACCAACTGACTCAAAATTAGTTGTACTATCTACAGTTACTGTAGTAACACTAGCATTTATACCACCATTCAATAATGTAGAAGAGTTGGTATTATCATAGGCATAGATTGCTGTAAGACCGCAAGCTACCCAGAACTCTGGAGTTCCTAAAGTAAGCTGCATAAGGTGGTATGGGGCTACAGGGCATGTCTTCATTACCTCTGAATAACCAGGGGTTTTCTTTATAGAGCCTTCCTCTGTCTTTATATTATTACCGTCACTCCAGACATTAGGGGGCAACTGCCAAGGAGAAGTCTCCTTAACTATGCCTACCTCACCTACCTTGTCTATAGGTATGTACGCCATTATTCAGCTACATAGTCAGGATCATTAGGCCATACATCTTCAGCCTTATCATATGCTTTGATTGCATCCAGATCAGCCAGTGCGTCTATCTCAGCCTCTTTAGTATTTGATGCAGTCCTTACATCTGAACGGTAAGTCTTCCAGTCTGCTGGCATAGCTGTACCACCTTCAGCTTCTCGATGCTGCATCCAATCTGATTTAGCTAGGGTAGACGATGCTATAGATTTTACTTTATCCTTCATGCTGGCTTTAAGCTGAGCCACATCTTTATCTGTAGTGGCGTAGCTTATTACTGTCTCACCATCTACCAGAGTCATAGTTTCCGCACCAGTATTATGG